CGGACATTGTGTTTAACTCTCTGTCCGGTTCCGGGGGCGATGGTTCCCCTGCCGTTTGGCGCCAGGATACTGGTGCAGCAAGCGGTCTCCCTGTCGGACTCCGTAAGCTCTTCAAGCTGTGGACGCAGTGGAATGGTCCTAAGACTGCGCGGCAAATGAAGTTTAACTTCGTTGCGCCGTATGCTGTCCAAGACACGACTACTACGCTTTATAGCGCGAAGGACCGTGTGGTGTTCGACGGTGTCATCTCCATCCCGCAGAACATTCCTTCGACTGAAATCAACGAAGCTATTTACCAGGGTTTGAATATCCTGGCTAACTCGTTGGTCAAGTCGTCGGGTTCTGCTGGCTTCGCTCCGACTTAATAACCGGAGCGTAGGATGACACCAAACCGCATGTTGCCAAGTGATGTGGCGCGTGTTGCCCTTCGTCTCTACGAGGGCCTTGGTACTCCTATCGCACGTTCTCTTGCAGAAATGCTTGAGAAAGGTGAATGGGATCGGATCTCGGATGTTAATCCGGATCCACGTAGCTACTCGCATCCAGCACCTTATTTCCTTGACGCGGCCGCAGCTGGTTTGCTGCGGAAATGTCAAGGACTCCCCACCACAGTCGACAGGCGGCGTGCCGCCTTAGACAAATGGTACCAGGGAGAAAGGGACTGCTACGAGACCAACGAACGACTGTCCCCCTATCTACGGGAAAACGTACTTTTTCATTCGTGGGAAGGTACACCCGAGGGGCGTATCAGGGAGTTTCTCTCCTTGGTTCGGAAAAAGATTGTCAGTTGGATCGGCCACGCCCCCCCTGAGCTTGCTCATGGGAGGTTTGGTCCGGGCGCTACGTACTCCAAGAAAGGCGGGAGAACCACTGTACCCGACAAAATGTCAAGTACCCCGTCATTGACCCGTGGTGCCATATGGTTCCTACCACAGTGGTTGGGAACACAATGGGGCAGCGCTATTGCTGCACATCACGGAGAGGTTACCTTCGTCCCAGGGAACCGTTTTGCAACGGTTCCGAAGACAGCGAAAACGGATCGGGCTATTGCAGCCGAACCGGATATCAATGTCTTTTATCAGCTTTCTCTTGGGCGCGTTTTGCGTCGCCGTTTGAGAAAGACGACTGGCTGGGACTTGGACGTTGCACAAGAAGTACACGGGCAGGTCGCCCGCACTTCCTCTGTCACGCGAGAGTTTGCTACTCTCGACCTCTCGAACGCAAGCGATACCGTGGCGAAGAATCTGGTCAAGATTCTGCTACCCCCGGCCTGGTATGAGCAGTTGGACGGGCTGCGAAGCCCTAAGACGCTCATCGACGGCAAGTGGGTCATGCTGGAGAAGTTCTCTAGCATGGGTAACGGCTTCACCTTCGAACTTGAAACGATCATCTTCGCCGCTATATCGAGCGTTGTGTCGGACCTCACGGTCGGATCTGGCGCTCTTGGCAAGGAGGTGTTCGTGTTCGGAGACGATATCATCGTGAAGAACGATGCGTATCGGATGTTGAGGTCGGTTCTCGAGGTCCTTGGCTTCTCTTTAAATGAAGATAAGTCGTTTTACGACGACACACCCTTCCGTGAGAGTTGTGGCCAGGATTATTTTGACGGAAAACCCGTCAGGCCTTACTTTCTCAAAGAGGATCCCGATGGACCCGATGACTATATTGCTTTCGCTAACGGCCTTCGCGCTCTTGGTGTCCGCCTTGCCGAAAACGGTTTGGACGGTCATCATCGCGCTTGGCTTAGCGTTCTTGACTGCATCCCTTCTGGGATACGGAGTTGTCGAGGGCCACAAGCCCTTGGTGACATCGTCATACACGACGAACAGGAACGCTGGTCTACCCGTTGGCGGAACAGTATAAGGTATCTTCAGGCCTATAGACCGCATCGAAAACGCCTTGTGCGCTACGAGTGGTTCAAACCTGAAGTAACCCTAGCTTGCGCCACTTACGGTACTGGCAACAGTCCGGGTGGGAGGAAACTTCCATCTGGGAAGGTGGTGTTTCGTCAAGGGGGTGTAACTCCCCGAGATGGCATCCTTTCTCATAAGGTTGGTTGGGTCCCTTACTCGTGAGCCGTGAGGCTCGCGGGTAAGGGGATTTAGGCTGACGACCTAAGTCGTTTTGAGGGGG